GGCTACGCGCCCAATACGCTGCACGCCGCTGTCGTCATAGGTCATGGTGGGGATGGCCTTGTAATTGCTCTCGCTCGTGTCTTTGCCGTAGAGGTTATTGCCCTTCGGCATCGTGCCGTTCTTCTTGCACCACAGAGCAAGCAGAGCCCATTCCGCTCGCGTCATGAGATGCCAGCCTTCGCCCTTGGCGGCGCAGGCCGAAACGGAATGATCGAGGGTGATATTTACCTGCGGATCGACGCCAGGCAGCGAATAGGCTCGCCCCTCGTTTCCGAGGACATTCTGAAACTTTGAGATACAGATCTCATCGACGATCGCTCCGTTGACGCGGAATGCGGGGTGTACCTCCGTAGATGTACCGAGGCCAAGGTCTGCAAAGGTCTGCTTGGGAATACGCACGACGACCGAGGGCGCGCCCTTATCGTCGACCAGAATATCATTATTCGGGCAAACAGCTTTCAGCGCAATTGCGCTCAGGTCAAAGTTAGACATTGAAAATTCCTCCTTACTCGATGCTCCAGAGCGACAGCGTGACCTTCTCCATATCCAGCGGCACGGGAACGGACTTTATTTTTGTGCCGTCCATGCCCTGCATATCGCTGCCGCTGTCCTTGTCCTCTACTTCGGTGTAGGACCGCTTGGGAATATCGATCTCTGCGACATACCTGCGGCCAGCTGCTGCGCCGATCACCAGCTCACCGTCTTCGTCGTGGCAGATATCAATATGCACATTCCAGTCCTGTTCGCGCTTAGCGAGGTTGATCGTCAGATCGTCTGCGAAGCAGATTCTTTTTCCATCGGCCTCATAGGGAATTTTCGCTCCTTCGTTCTTATTGACGATAATCATTTGAGGTAACCTCCGATCACAGTATAGTTGATGGTCGCGCTCTTGGCCGAGCCGGTGAACGCGAGCTTGAAGCCGTTGCCGAGCTTGTCCGATACGACAACTTCGCCGACGTTGCCGGAGCATGCCGCAATCTCGGCCAGCACAATGTAGTCGCCGCTTTCTTTTGCCGCAGAGAGTGCAACCGACTTCTGCGAGCCGTTGAACGGATATGCCTGATTGTTCGTCAGCGTGACCACCCCGCGCTCGATCTCCCACGACTGCTGGCGAGCATAGTTCAGGAGCAGCGACAAAGCCAGATGGGAGTCAACGATGCCGTCCTCTATGTTGTTGAAATGAAGCTGATCCTGCGGCGTTCCCTGCTGCATGACCTCACCGGCAGGCGTGATGATATATGTTCCGTCGCCCCTGTCGGTGATGGTAAAGCAGTTGCTCGGACTTGTAACATGGTCTTGCCATTTGGTGGCCTGGTACATTCTTAGCCCTCCTCCACTTTGAAATCAAACCAGTACAAAATACTGCGCTGGCCGCTATTGATGGTGATGCTGCAATCCTGATGCGCCCAAAGCTGACCGTCGCTGTTATACAGCTCTACGCGGGTAACGGTCATAGGCGTCTCTGCCGCAGCAATGACGACCTGTGCGCGCACGGTGCCGTCTGCCAACACCGCAACATTGGACAACGGCACGGCAGAAAAGACGCCTGCAGCGCAATACCGCGCATAGGACAGCCTGCGCGAGATATAATCCCGCATATCGGCAAACCCTTGAATGTCGATCATGTGAAATCCCTCCTATCACAAGAATGCGCCCGGCGTACTGCCGCACATTCGGACAGCGTATGCCGTGCCGCCGGAGGCAGCGTCAATCTGAATACCGCCATCCGTGATGCCACCCTCGGTCTGATTGATCGGATATGTACCGCACAGGCGGGGGCTGTAAAGTACATATCCCGTGGAGCATTTGAGCTTTATTACTGCGAAGCTGTGATAATAAATCTCGTCGAGCCGTGACCGCAGAGATTTGTAATACTCCACAGCCTTTTCAATCTCCGTGTGCGGAATGTCCACGATTTGGTCTTTGACATCCAACAGCACACGGAAGTGGTATGGCTCGCCGTCGTACTCCGGCCATTCCTGCACTGTGCTGTACGGATAGATGTCGGAGAGGGCTGTTGCAACAGCGCCCTTTGTGCCTAAAATTCGATGCACCTTCACGGAGTTCTTGACCTGATTGCGGCGCACGGCCAAAGGGTAGTCCGGCACATACCAATCCACCTTGAGATCGTGTGCGAGAATATCAAGAAGCCCTTCGGGAGCATTATCTATTTGCGAGTAGATCGTTACGGTGTGTATCTCGTCTACACGCTCTGCAAGGACTTTGGCAATGGACGCTGCCAAAGCTTTCATGCTCTCGTCGTTCTGCAAGACGAGCGGGAGCGATGCGAGCAGGTTCTCTGCGGTCAGCTCATGGCTATTCATCTTCGTAGCCTCCGTTTGTGATCGTCACCGCGCCGACTTTTCCGACCTGCGGCACAGTATCGCCGACACCGTCCCGCAGCTTTGTAAACGCCGGAGAGGTGAGAACAATACGCTTAATGCCTGTGCCGGAGAGATATTCCCGCAGCTTATCAGGATTGATGTCTCTCCCGAATTTGCCGCGCTGCCACGCAATGTAATTGTCCACGGCTTTCTGCACATCTGCCGCAATCTCGACAGCCGGCTTTGTTGTTGATGCCTCTGTGTAATAGGTGAAAGCGATGTCGTAATTCACCAGCTCGCCATCGGCAACAGACACGCTGTCCGTCAGTGGCCGTACTTCATCGGCGGAACAGGCTGCGAGAACGGCGGCTTTCAGTTCCTTTCCTGCAAGCGTACCGTCTGTTTTGAGGACATAGATATTGACGCAGCCGGGGGACGGCTGATTTGCCACCACATCACCGATTTCAATGCTAACCTGCCGCGCAAAGTAGACATAGCCGCCGCGCGCTCCAGCGGAAGAATAGCCGTCCATGGACGAGCGCATCAGCTCATAGTAATCGTCGTCCGTAGCGGCATCGCTGCCCTCTTCACTGTCCGTGATGTTTGTGCAACTCGCGTAGTAGTCAAATACGTCAACAATGGTGTTGATCTGCCCGACTGCATACCCGTTTCCGACCGTGCCTGCCGTCTGACACTGTGCCTGTACCTCGGCAGAGGTTTTGCCGATCTCGACATATACATCTGCCACGGTTTCCCAAAAGAGCTTTTGAGAGGCGTCGGTGGCTCGCGTTCCCTTCGGGATCAGGATTGCCGTTTTCTGTGCTTCCGAGATGGTAAAGCGCATGGTAGTCGTCGCTGCTTGAGCCGATGGACGCTTCACGAGGAAAAAAAGCTCGCCCAGTGCGTCGAGGTTATCTCCTTCGGCGCGGCTGGGCAAGTTTTGGTTGCCGGCATAATTGGTCAGAGCGCGTTCTTGCACGATGATGTTTGCTACCCATTGGATAAACAGCTTTTCCGGCGACGCAGGCTGGACGGTGATGCTGGTCATCTTCTCGTACGCCGCGATAAGCGACGCGACCAGCGTCTCCGTATCGGTCGGTACGAATTGGTATTCTGTGTTTCTACTCATTGAATGTTCACCTCCACGATTGGAATAAGAACGCCGGGAGATCCCTCCGGCGTTTCAAAGGTGATACCGATTACCGAAGCTCTCGGCTCAAACCTCTCAATAGCCTCGCGGATTTCAGAGAACAGGAGTGTTTTTGCTACAGGCAGGGGCTTGTCCACAAACTCCTGCGTCAATCCAAACTCTCGGTAGAGCGGCACGGAGCCTTGTCGTGTAGCAAGGATAATCGCGATGTTCTGCAATACCGCGCTGACCGTATCCGTCTCGTTGAGGCGGATCGCGTTCAAATCAACGGTAGATACCTTGTAGCTCATGCCATCACCTCACGATCTCAAATATTCCTGCAAGGTCAGCGACACCTCAACAGAAGTCACGCTACCATCGCCGGCGGTTGTTTTGACGGTTGCACTGTGCTTCGTAATCGTCCAGCGATACTTTCCGTATGCCTTTTCTCCAACGACAAGGGAGAGTGCGCGCCCTTCGCGCTCATATGTCCAAATCTTATTCAGCTCCTGCATCGGGTCTACGCCGAGATAGGCCGAGAGCAGAACATCAAATGTTATGGCGTCGGGATTGACGCCACAAAATTCCGTGAGCGCATTTGTGCCGTGGCGTGCGTGTGTTGCATAGCGGGCAGAGCCGGACCACTTGAAATTGTCCAGCGTTAAAACCTGATTTGACGATACAGAGAACACAATATCTCCGAGTGCGCCTACAATCATGCGATCCCTCCTAAGATAAAACCGTCGGCATTGAAAGCGGGAAGATAAAGACACAGCACATTATCGTTGACCTTCGGCATCCATCGTGTGACGGTGGATCTTTTGTGCTCGTGATTATCTTCTATGCTGGTATCTCCGACGGACGGAACGGAATGCTTGTGCTTTCCGTCCGGCTTAATGCTCAAGGCAGCACCGGAATGCTGGAGCACGAACAACCAGCCGGAAGTAATGCCTGTGTCCTGATATTTCACGCGAGCCATGCATTTTGCCGTATTGACCGCCGTGACTGTCCCAATACGCACAATATTTTCCAATACATTTTCGTCCATGATGGACCTCCTCAGTCAAACGATCCGTCGTCTACCCAGCCATATACACCAGTGGAAGCATCGGTATGGATCAGATGCCATGGGTGCGCGCTGCCAGGATTGGTCAGCGTGATCTTCGCAGGACCGGCGCGCAGCTTAGTGCTTGCCGCCTTGATCGCTGTAGAACTGACATAATGGCAACCGCCGTGAAAGTTCACGATGTCACCCACTTTATAAGACTTCTGAGCGGCTTCCGGCTCTGCGTCCGTTTCGCCCAACAGCACCTTCCGCAAGGTGATT